ATTGTTAATTCATCTACTCTTTTGTATGTATTATTTATTAATTTCACTTTATGATTTCCTGTTATTTTAATAATAGTCCCATCTTCCATTTCAATTTCAAACATTTGATTATTTTGCGATAAATTTTTATAAACATAATCAACTTGCTTATCTTCAATTTTTAATGTTTTATCATTTATTGTTTTAACCCATTCACCTTTTTTAATTTCAGATATTTTCTTTTTTGAATTATCAGTCATTGTTATTTGAGTATCAGGATGTAAGCATTCATCAACAATCACAACATCAAAATCATCATAATATTCTTCCTTCTTTTTAACAAGAGATTGATAAGTACCAATAATAATATCACAATCATCTTTAATTTTTTGACCTGAATAAATTTGTTGTACTTTGTATTTTAATTTACCTCTGTAATTATATTCTGCAAAATCTTCAGTTCCTTGTATTACTAAACTTACATTTGGAACAATAAGAAGAAATTTCTCTGCCATATTATGTGTTTTTAAATATGCAAATATAATAAATAAGATAAATGTTTTACCTGCAGACGTAGCTAATTCAGATAAACATCTTCTATATTTTATAATTTTAAAAGCTGTTTCTAATTGATATGTCCGTGGTTGCATTGGATTATCTTTAAAAAAATCATCAGACCATTTAATAAACTCATCATAAGTTAAACCATTATTAAATAACACACTTATATTTTTGAGTTGAATTGGATATTCATATTCTTTTGCAATATCATATAATTCTCTCCATAATCCTGCAGGAACATATTTATCATGTTTAATAAAACTGAAATAACCATCCCAAATTTTTTTCTTAACAAGTGGATGAAATTTCCAATTTTTTATCCTTTTTGTTAATGAAATATTAAGTTGCTCAATTTCTATTTGAGTTGCTTGCTCAAGAATAAGCCATTTTTTATCTTCTGATAAGTTAAAAATCATAATTACATTATATTTTCCGCTTGAATTCTATTTTTAATAGCCCAAGTCATTTGATCTAGTGTTTTTACTGCTTCTTTATAAAATTCTAATTGAATTTCTAAAAATCCAATCTCATCTAATTTATATCGCAAATCAGACTGTACAAATATATCTATCCGTTTATCCGAAAGTTTATAATCATATCTTAAATACCCATGATATTTAATTTTATAATTAGCATTATAAGCAGAATATCTTTTTCTAATTTTAACTGCCATGTCAGCAATATTTTCAATTAACATAGATCTGTAAGAATTAACTAAAACTGTAATATTAACAATATTTTTAATATCTCGTAATTCTTCAGATATTTCGTGAATTCTCTCTTTCCAATTAGTACGTTTTTCTTGTAAAAAAATATTAAGTTTTTCTAATCGTTCTTCCGTTGCAATTGTATTATCTGATTCTGCCATATTAAAACAATTTAGTATTCTTATCTTTATCTTTAGATAAATTAATTTCTTTTGATTTTGTTATTTTCTTTTTTGAATTTTTTGGTATTTCAAACAATACCCCCTTATAATTATAATTTGAACTATCAAATTCTAATAAAAGTTTTAAACATTTACTAGATTCTTCTAAATCTAAATAAAAATCTTCAAGTTCTTTATCAATATCTTCTGCTGTCATATTAAAATAATTGAATAAGGTGAATCTGTAAAATATTCTTCTAAATGTTTATGCGCATTTAAATTATATTTATAACAAAGTTTTATAATATCATTTAAATCTTTATCTTTATCTTCTTTATCAATTAAATATTTATCAATTTCAAAATCTTTAATAAATTTACGCCATAAAAAAACTTCATTACCATTTCTTAATAACTCTATTGAAACACGTTTACCAGCTTTATCATTATCTAAAAAAAATCTCTTATATGGTAATTGTAAAAATGCTTCTTTATCTCTGCCAACTGATGCAAGACCCATTGAATTTCTCATAAATTTTGCATCAATAGGTCCTTCAAATAAAGTTAACTTTTGTTCAAAATTTACTTTCAGTATATTAAAAATTGTTGAAAGTTTATTAAATCTTGAAAGTTCATCAGGATCTTCAATTATTTTACTTAAATCTTTTCCCATATCACGATTTATACGTTCTATATTAAAAGATAAATATTTATCGTTTGATTTTCCTAAATTTCTTATTTGAAATCCTATTATTTTTTCACGTTTAACATCAGTATTTAAAACATATAACCTATTGCCATAAGTATTATATGCAAAATCTTCACTTTGTTTATGTAATAATCTTCCTTTTAAATAATTATAACCATCATCATATTTTTCAATAGGTTTAGCATGATAAGTAGCATAAAAATCTTTAAAAGAAATTCCTAATTCTTGTAACTCTGGAAATGAACCGTAATCAAATTCATGAATTTTAGAATTAGAATAATCTCTTTCGTTATTATCAATATAATCTAAAATAAATTTACTTTCTGGATTTCGTGAAAAATTAAAACCAAAGGTTTTTAAAAAATTTTTTAAACTAATATGCTTATTACAGCCATCATTATAACAATGATAAAATAAAGAATCCCAAAATAAATTTCCACGATAATTATGAGAATTTTGAGTTGAATCACCACAAAAAGGACATGCAAAATTTAATCTATTATGCATGTCCTTAATATGTTTCTTTCCAGGATCTGTATGTTCTTTATTTAAAATTTCCTGTATATAACCTTTAATTAATTCACGTTGTGCAACGTTTAATTTCATTATAGTTTATTTTGTAAGTTCGTTTTCTAAATTTTCAAGAAAATTTTCTAAATCTGCATCACCTGAAGTATCATCTTTAACTTGTTTTGATTCAGAATTTTTTGATTCAGAATGTTTTGATTCAGAATGTTTTGATTCAGAATGTTTTGAATCTTTATCATTTGAAAAATCTACTTTTGCTACAATTTTTTCAATTGATTCTGGAGCAGCATTTCTATTAGTTACTTGACTATAATTTTTACCAGGACTTTTCATAGTTCTTAAAATTGACATTACTTCTGCTTCTTCTTCTTCAGTCCAAGCTTTATATTCAAAATTACCAAGTACTGGCGCTTCAGATAAATATTCTCTGATAATACCAAGATCTGCTTTTGATTTTGTCATTTTAATACCATTAATAGAAATAGGTTCTACCTCTTTTAAAAATTCACATTGGTCATAATCATTAAAATCACCTTGTCTTGTTAAACGTAAGTGAAAATTCTTACCTTCAAATAAATGAAACATTTGAACTTTATCGCCATATGTTGGATTTCTTTGTGCATCAATTTTAGCTTTTAATTTTTTACCAAATTTGAATACTTTAATTTTGCCATTAAGACTTGGATCAATTTGATCATCTACAATTTGTACTAAAACATAAAAAATTTCTCTTCTATTTAATTTTTTAGACATTGCTTTTTCAACTGCTGATTCAGATTTATTAAGTTTATAATAAGTTTGCTGAATTGGGCATTTTTGACCTTGAATAGTTGAAGGACTATCATAAGTTTTGCCATTACCTTCTGCATCTTTTAAATAATACGTTAATTTTCTTGCTAATGATTTTTTAGGATCAAGTGGATTTGGGAGGAAACGAATAAGTGATTCATATATACCATCTTTTGTATCTTTAGATTTAGGTACGTACAATACTGATTCTTTTTTGTGATACTCATGAAATTCTACGTCATCGACGCTAACATTAAAAATGTCTAATTCTTCTACTTTTGCCATAATACTTAATTTATTTTATTGTTGCCTATTAATTTATTTGTTATTAATGCCTTTATATCTACCTAATATTCTAATATATTCTAATATATATATCAGCATATGTTAAGTTTAACAACCAAAATAAGAATAGTTTCAGAATAATTTTTATTTTTTTATGTAAAAGTTTTTATTTGAAATATTGAAACATAGGCGACTATTGCGCATACAATACTTAGAGGGTTCCAAGTCGTTAAGCTAGTTCAAGATTCTAAGAACACGAGTAATTAAATATGCATCTATCATATCATCAATAGGACTTGGTACTTTTTTACCAACAGTTAAACCAGTACAATATTTCCAGAATGAACTACTTTCTAAATCTGGATCTTTTAATGTATTATTAATAAATATATCAAAGAGTTCTCGTTTCTTCATATTCCCATTACCAGCATACATCTTAATTGTTTTAGGAGAGAATATTTTAAATATATCAGTATTACTTATAATATTCTTTATAACCAATTTTTTAAATAAAGTAGTTGCAGTAGCTAATTCAATGATATTATTTGTTTTAGTAAATCTGGAACCATAAGAATAACCTTCAAATGCTAATTTTATTAAATAATGATCACCTGGAGGAATCATAAATTGTAATAATTGTAATAATTTACTTGATATCATATCGTATTTTTGCATTTTATAAATATCTTTATCCTCATATGAAACATCAGGAATATTATAATTTTGTAATACATATGAAACATCTGGTAATTCTCCAACTTCTTTTTGAATTAATTGATTTTTCTTTGTTTTAGTTAAACTAGGATGACTTGCCCAAGAATAATTTTTATTTTTATAAATACATACTGCTGGAGAGTTAATTGAATAATCAACTCCTATTAAAATTTCACTTTTCTTCATTTTAATTAAATTTTTAATTTGCTACCTAATGCTGAACCAACAGCTGCACTTACCAAACGACTTGTAAGCAAATTATATAAAAAACCTTTTTTAATTCCTAATACTTTTGCTATTAATTTTCCAACTGTTTTACCTAATGCTAATCCTGTTAAACCACCTAATACTGTTCCAAAGATACCTTCATTAGTTAATTCTTCATTAAAATCATTAACATCTTTTACACCATTTAAATATTCTGAAACATATTCATCTAATGCAGCGTCAATCTGAGATTCTTCTTCTTCAGATAATTCTTCTTTTAAATTTTCATTAAGACTTTTTAAATCTTCTTCAGTAAAATATTCATTTTCATATAAATATTCTTTAAATGATTTAACTTTATTCATATTAATTTATTATTTTAATTATATATTCATGAAAAATTAATCTAACTCTATTATAATATCTAAAAAATTATATGCAAATGTAACATTAAATGTTTTAAATTCAGCAACATTACTAGCAAAAGATAAATTTAAATCTTCAATATTTCTCATTAATACTCCTATTAATCTTGCTGTTACAAGAGAATTTCCTTCAGCATCAGTCATTCTTAAATTTAAATTTTCAGAAAATTGTTCAATTGTACTTGATTTATAATAATATTTTAATGTTTCTAATAACATCCAATAATTAATAAAACCATCTGTTAATTGAAATTGAACAATAAGTTCTTTTTGAGATAATTCAGATTCAGGTACACTATTACGTAATTGAATTTTTCGTCCACTTTTCATTTGTTCTACAGGATCATATCCAAATCCTGGCAAATTTACAGCTTGAATTGAATAATTTAAAAAATCTATAGGTTCTGTAATTATATTACCAGGAATTCTTGTTAAATATCCCCTATATTTTTCAACTATTTCTTTAGGAATAAAATTTCTTGGAAAATTAAATTCAAATAAATTTTCTCTAGCGTTTAACATAATTTAATATTATTTTATTGAATAGGATTATATGTATTTACATTTGTCCCTTGTAATTTATCAAGTGAGCTTTCTGTTAATTTTTCATTTATAATATTAACATTTGGATTTGTTAAATTTTCTTTATCTGTTTGAGTTTTATTATTAATTTCTTGAGCACTTTCTAAAATTTTAGATACTTTATTACCTGCAGCTTGAATTAATAGTGTATTTTGAGAATTTACAGTATTAAGCTTTGTGTTTAATTCTAGAATTGATTTATCTTTTGTAAGAATTTCTGTAGCCATTAATGATTTAGAAGTTTCAGCTTCAGTTTTGAATACATTTAATTCAGTTTGTTGATTTTTTATGATATCTTTATAAAGAATATTAAATTTTTCATTAGGAAGCTTCCAAATACCATGATATAGCATTGTCTCATCAGAATTACTATATTGTTTTGAAAGTTTTGAAGTAATATAAAAAGATGAATCACTAATACCAGCAATTTTTTTAGCATTTATTGCAGAAATTTTAAATATTACTTCACCTTCAGCAATATTAATATCTTGTACATTTGTTGTATTTTTAATTTTAATATCACCGTTTTCACTTTTAAAATTTAAATATAAATCTCCAACATTTGTTAAATCTAAAAGACTTGGCGTATCTAAATTTAACACATCATCATAAAATACAAATAATATATAATTATCAAAAGGTGATATACTTATAATACCTTCACCTAATCCATATATAATATCAGTAGATGTAATTGAACTAATTGAAATTGCGCCATTATCTGTAACTATACTTGATCCTGTTGCAGTTGGTAAAATATCACCTTCTTTATTGTTGCAGGAATAG